GTACTTAACTCCAGATGTATCTACTATTGTTTGTGTTGTAACTGCGTCTGCCATATTAGTATCCTATGTGTGTAGCGTCATAAAAATCTTTAGATAATTCACCACGTTCTGTTGTTTCGCCTTTTTTTCTAGTTCTAGCATAAATCTTATTTACTTGACCAGTTCCAGGAGTTGTATAAGTTCTTACACCACCTGAATATACTCCAGGTGCGTCTGCATACGTATTGGATGCTGTGGCACTATTTTCATATTGCCAAATACTATTTGATCCTGGTACATCTACCCACGCCATTTTTATTTTCCTAGTTGTTCTTCTATTTCGTTATCAAAATATTGATATAATTCTTTTTTATTAATTTTTCTAGCTTCAGAAACTTTGTTTACTGAATTTTCAAATTTACTTATAATATCTCCAGACGTTCTTTCAATTAGATTGAAAGTATCTTGTACTGCTAACTTTAGTTTAGGAGATAAATCTCCATAACTTTTAGAGTCAAGATACTTACTATCTTCAACTATCTTACTTGTAAAAAGTAAATTCGTATCCATTTCTATACACCTGCGTCTGGTGGTGATTCGTGTCCTGGTGCCATAGTTGGCGCTTCAGGTTTACTTGCTTCTGGACTAGGTGCTTTATCTGGTTCAAAAGCGATTTCTTTACCACTTGTATCCATAATTTTATCGGTTCTTGCACTCGGGTCTGTTACTGCTGGTTTAGGAGCACTAAATTTTTCAGGTTCTACACCTTTAAAAATTTTACTTGCAACATCTCCTCTTTGTCTTTCAAGAGCATTTGCTACTTTATCTCTTAAAGCATCCTTAAATGCTTCTCCTGCGTCTGCATTTTTACCTTGTTGCAATTTGTCAATAAATTCCGCTGTTTTATTCGGAACGCTTGGGTCTGCCATTACATATCTCCTTCTATAGTATCTTTATTAGCTGTATATTGTTGCATAGGGTCTGCAAGTATACCATCTTTAACTTCTTTTTTAATTTGATTGTTTATATCTTCAATCTCCCTTTCGTTTTGTCGTAAGACTTTCTTACGAACATACTCTACTGAAAAATACTTACCAACATAATCTCTCATTGTATCTGCAAGTCTTAATCTTTCTAATAACATTTCAGAATCTTTTAGTTCAGCAAAGTGTCCATCTTGCAAAAAATCATACTGGATAACATCCCTTATGATTAACCAATCTTCATCCGTAATAACGGCTTTTAAAACTAATTGAGTTCTTAATATATCGTTAAATATTTCAGTAAATTTCTTTCTTAATCTTTGTACAAATTTCGTAAATTTAAGTTCATCTCTAGTAATTTCAGTTGAACGACCTAAATTAAATCCACTTGACGCTTCTAATCTACTAGCAGGAACATTTAAAGAACGATAAAGTTTTGCTCTAAAGTATTCTAAATCTCCCATTTCACCAAGATTTTGTCCACCTGGTAAAGTAGTAATATCAGTTCCTCTTCCACCTTCTCTACTTGGTAACCAAAAGTCTTCAAGCATAGACATATAGTTTCTATCATCACGTATCTCACCTGTACTTGCGTCATAGACAAGTTTGTTTCTATATCTTGCCATAACATCACGTAAGTATTGTTCTGCTTTTATCTTCGGTAAATTACCAACATCAATTTTAAATATACGTCTTTCTGGTGCTCTTGCTATTCTGTAAATAACACTTGCGTCCTCAATCATACGTAATTGATTAACAGGTTTAATTGCCTTATGTAAATAAGATAAGACCATATTTTTGTTTTGGTCTATCAATCCACTTGGACAAAATGCTATTGCGTCAACAGCAATTTTAATTCCGCCAGAGGTTGTATTTGAAACTCCCTTTTCATTATATAAAAAGTATTCCTTAACTTCATCAATGACGTTCAACATATATGGAGTTGGACCGTCTGGTCTTTTCTTTCTTACTTCTCTAATCTTTTTGATTTTTCTAGGGTCTATGTATCTTAATTCTGTGATACCTTTTCTTGTAGAGTCTCTATCAATTACTTTATGATAATATAATCTACCGTCCACGTACCATCTTCTAAAGATATCGTGACCTCTAGTATGAAAGTTTAATAGTCTTAAAACTTCCTTAAACTCATCTTCTATTTTTCTTCTAACTTCTTTACCGAATGGCAAAGATTCTAGGTTTAATCTAATTGCATCCTTCATTTCGTTTGCAACAATAGATTCGTTTATAATATCTTCAATCGCCATATCACATTCTGGGTGTAAAGCGATTTCTCTATAACGTCTGATAAGGTCTTGTTCGGTCTTTGTCTGACCTTCCATATCCAAGTATTGACCATAGTAACCTCCAGCGGCGATGGTTTGTGTTCCATCATCCGCTTGAGGTTGTGTAAATGCTTGTTTTGGATCAGTAGGTGTCTTAACCCTTGTTATAGAAAATCCAAATAGTTCAGCCATAATTTATCTCCTTAAATTTCACTACTATTTATAGTAGTTTTTAAGTAGTAGTTGTACTTTCAAAGTATTGATACGCTAATGTAACACTTGTTTCTGATAAATCACTTTTAGCAGCGTAATCCAATGGAATTGCGTTAATACTTGTAGGAAATACACCTCTTAAAGTGTAAGTCTTAATTTGATTACCGTTTCTGTCCAATTGGTCTACAAATGCGTCAACTTGATAGTCAACAGGATTTGTTAATCCTTCGTTATCAGTCATATTGTTTATACCGTTCATCCATCTTTCAAATGCATTACGCAATTTGAAATTGGTATCGTTTATTACTTTAATAGTCCAATCTGCAATTGTTCTATCTCCAGCAATTTTTATAGCACGACCTCTAAAAGGTACTTCAATAGCTGTTATTGCCATACCTGGTAGTTCTGCCGCCTGACATAAAAATGCTAGGTCTTCTATTTCTCCACCAACTTGAGCGTATCCTGGGAAAGGCATAACCACTTTATACTGGTTACTTCTTGCGCCGCCGCCCGAAAGTTTAGCTTTGAAATCATTTATATTAGCCATTTTATTTCTCCGTTATTCTCTCTATTAGCTAGCAACTTCCTCAAAGGAAACGCCTGTTCTTGTTGCCACAAATTGAAGTGAGATAAAGTTGATACTTCTTGCTGGTTTAACAAATATTTCAGCAACAAATTCATTTCTATCTACAACTTCGCCTGTGTTGTTAGTTTCATCACAAACTACTAGGTAGTCTGTAATACCTCTACGACCTTGTACTTCTCTTAAAAAAGGTTCTACCATATTTCTAAAACCAGCTCTAGTGAATTCATCATTGAATTCAAATAGTTGAACTTTAGAAGCAGTTGAAATTGCCTTTTCTAAAACGATAAACAATCTTCGTACATTGACTCTGTCAAATGCACTAGGAGTTTTTAATCCAGTTTTATCTCCGAATAATACAGTTCCTTGTCCTGGGAACGTAGTCACAGGATTTACTCTTGCTCTGTATAATTCATCTCTTTGAGATTTAGTTGGATTAAATGCTAGTTTAACTGCACCTCTTACAACACCTCGGTTTAATCCTGCAGGTGAGTACCAAGCGTCTGCAAGCATATCAGTTCTTGCTGATAATCCTGCCATATCGCCATTTAAAGGTACGTATCTATAAACGTCATTATATCTATCGTACATATATTTGTATCCACTATCAAAAAACACATAAGAAGATGAAGCGATTGCATTAAAGAATCCTACAACATTATCTTTTTGTGTTGCTGAGTTTGATACATTAACTACATCACTTCTTTCAGGACTTGCAAAAACTACACAGTCTTTTCTGTTTTCAGCAATAGTAATTAAGTTATCTATATGTGTTGAGTCACCAGCGCCTGCAATTAAAAGACCAACATCTGAAGTTTCAGCGTCTTGGTATTTTTCATAAGCAGATTTAATTTGAGCAGTAGTTGCTGCTGAACCGTCTGCACCACTTGATAATGATACATTACTTACAGAAGTTACGTCTGTAAATGTTGTTCCAGCTGCCGCCGTACCCCAATTTGATCCTGAAGCGTTGTGGTCCATCCAGTAAATGTTATTACTTGTATTTAAAATAACGTCTGAATAGTAATTAGTGTCGCCTTGAGGACTCTTAGCGTCTGAAGCTTTTGAAACTGCTTCAAATCTTTCTAATACTTCCCCTTTAACTCCATTAATTCCACCGTCTTCATCAACGACAACTACGTGTAGTTCATCGCCACTCCCACCTCTTGTTAGAGCGTGAGTAGATGTTCCTGGTGCTTTATTAAATAAATCATAATATCTCCATCTTCGTCTTACATTAGAACCATTTGTAATAGTCTTTTGTAATCCAGAAGAATCGGAAGCACCAAAATAAGATGGTTCTTCTTTTCGCACAATGTTTAAATCGTTAGTTGCTACACTAACAACTCTATATTCGTATTCATCACCAAAACTAACAATATCGCCAGCACTTATTCCTGTAGAGGAAGTAACTGAAACTACTGTATCTCCGACACTTGTTGAAGCGTCAGCAACAGTTGTTTTAGCAGTTTCTTCATAAGCAGTAGCAGAAGCACATTGAGAAACTTGTATGTTGTTTCCCCACGCACCCGCTGTTCTACTAGCCCACATTCCTACAGAAGCAGAACCGTCAGCATAATTATTTTGGTAATCAGTAGTATTCTTTATAACAAATGCACTACCACTTTCAGTTGCATTTGATACAGATGAGTTCTGTACACGAACTACTTTCAAGTTATTTGAATATTGTAAAAAATTTGAAGCACTAAAAAAACTCTCAAAGTTTGAGTTATCTGGTTTTCCAAAAGTTAGCAATAAATCAGATTCACTACCGCAACTAACAACTTCATCAAGAGGTCCTTTACTGAAAGTTCCAGCAAAAGCTCCTGAAGACGTTGATACGGCAGGAATAATTCTTGTTAAGTCTTTTTCCTGTACGAGAACACCTGGTGATACTTGAAATGCCATTAGGTTTTCTCCTTATAATTAACTAATTAGTATTTGTATTTTCGCATATTCCTTATGTTTTCATAAGACCATAGTCAAATTTCATAACTATGGATATTTATATAATACTTACTTTAGAGACCTTTTCTTACAACTGGATACCAAACTGTTCCGTATTCATCTACTTCTGGTTTTTCGTGGTCTGGTATACCATCATCTACAAAACCAAAAGGTGCCATATCTTGCTCTATTAATTTTTCTTGGTCTTCATATAGTTGTTGTCTAGCATTAGTATTAGTTAATTCTTTAAAGAAAGGTTGATTGGATACCCAACCAAACAATACAAGACAAGTCATTAAATCATCATTACATCCTTCTTCTGCTGACCAAGAGTTTCCTCTACGAGCAAAAGTTGACATTTCTTCTATGATATTGAAGTCATTAATAATTACTTTATCACCTTCAATCAATGTTTTGATATTAGAACAACCAATTTTTTTAATTTGTTTTGTCATACGGACACCAAAACCAGAACCTCTTCCACTATATCCTGCACCCAATACTTGACCTGCTCTTCCTCTTTGAGTAGTCATTAATAGATTAGGATATTCTAATTCATAATTTAATGATTCACCTATTTGTTGTCCTATATCATTTGTTTCACAAAGTATTTCACACTTATTATAACCTGTACAAGCTTTAGATATTAAGTGTGGAAATAGAATTGGTTTAACTTCATTACTTCTATATTTGGCAACAACTCTATAAGGCATTTGAGATACATCAAATATTAAAAATGCTGAATAATCTCTACATACACCTCTTGCTACGTCAACTGTACAGATATAAGTTTTATCTTTTACAGGTTTTTCAAATACATCTAAACCACCACTTGAAGTTAATGGTGTCATATAAGGTGTTTGTTTAATCTTAACTGGTGAAATTAAAGTATCTACTGACCCTAAAAATTCACACTCAAACTCTTGTTGGAATTGTTCTGCTGATGTATTACGTATGGTCATTTCTTTCCATTTTTCATCACGACCTGGTACTTCTGACCAATGTACTTCTATAGGTACATAATCATTTCTTTTATTTTCAGCGTCTGTCCATAATTTATAAAACTGATTCATTCCGTGAGGAGTTGAAACTATAATAACCTTTGAAGTTTTACCAGATGTAATAGTAGGATAAACTGAACTAAAAAACATTTCAGCAATGTTAGCAGGTACGAAAGCAAACTCATCAAGAAATATTATATTATATGTTCCACCTCTTATTGCACTTGAAGAAGTAGCGGCAGCTATAATAGTTGATTTATTCTCTAACTCTATATTACCTTTGTTCCAATTGATAACACCTTGTTGTAAATACTTTGGTAAGTTTTCATATGCTAATTGTAATCTTCCTAATATATCTCTAGCAGTAGAAGATTTATTAGCAAGAATTGCTATGTTTGAATTTGGATTAAACATTGCATAGTGTAAAAGATATGCAATTGTTGTAGTTGATTTACCTGACTGTCTAGGTAATTTACAAATAGTAAATCTTTCCTTATGTAATGTTTCAACAATCTTCTTTTGAAACCCATACATTTTAAAAGGTACAAGTCCTTCATCAAGAGAAACAATTTTCATAAATTTCTCCATAAAATAAATTGGATTTTCTTCGCACTTTTGAAATTCTACAATTTGTTCTTCAGTAAAATCAACTGGTGTATTGACTTTCTTTAAATTAGGATTACCTAAATATGCTGAATTATATGGTGTACTCATAGTACTATTTATAATTGATACCCAAACCAACCAGTTATGATATATTTTTCGTGTTCTTTTGTTATTTGTCCACTATGTGTATGTGTAAAGTCAGTCGGCCAAATTAAAGTTAAACCCTTTTCAGCAGGTGTTGTTAAATTCTGATATTTAAAATGTGTACCACCGTTAGGAACATCATTTAAATAAGTCATCCAAACAAGACAACGGTTTTCGTGCCTAGAGTTTCTTTCATAATGCTTTCTAAAATAACCTCCTCCTGGTGGATAGTATTGTAAATTTCCTCCTTCTGTCATTCCATAGCTTTCAAACTCTTTAACTTCAGGATATTTCTTTTCATATAAACCAACACACTCTTTCAACGCCTTTTTATATTTCATAAACCTTGGTTCTTCCCAATTTGGATCTAGTGAAATATCTATAGAATCTTTTACTTCTTTTGTAATTTTTGAAGTGAAACCTACAACACCTGGTCTTTGAGCTTGTTTATTCTCGTTAAATAAGTTTATAAGTTCATCACAAATTACAGGAGGAATATACCATCCTCCAATAAAACTATTATGTGGTATAATATATTCTTTCATTAATTACTTATCATTATTTTTTTCATAGCCGCTTTTAATTTTACTACCATATCAAAGATTAATGCGTCTGTATGAAATGGTCCTGGACAAAATCTTAATCTTTCAGTACCTACAGGAACAGTCGGCCAATTAATAGGTTGTACATAGATACCTTCTTTATATAAAAGTTCATCTGATATTGCTTTACATTTTTTAGCATCCCCAATAATTACAGGAACAATATGACTATCATTTTTCATAACTTCTATTCCTTGTCTAGCAAGTTCTTCTTTAGTTTTATTTGCTCTTTCGTGTATTTGTTCTCTTAATTCAGGATGGTCTCTAACATATTTAATACTTGTTAAAGCACCAGCACAAATAACTGGACTTAAACTAGTTGTAAATATAAAAGCACTTGCCAAACTTCTTATGGCGTCAATAAAATCTTTCTTTCCTGCAATGTATCCACCTTGTACTCCAAATGCTTTCGCTAATGTTCCATTAATTATATCTACATCTATATTATCTCTTTCAGTAATACCACCACCTGTTGCACCATATAAACCAACAGCGTGTACTTCATCTAAAAATGTTATTGCATTATATTTTTTTGCTAATTCATTTATTTCTTTTACTGGTCCAATATCTCCGTCCATAGAATATACACTTTCAAATACTACACATTTTGGACCTTCGTATGATTTTAAAATTCTTTCTAAATCTTCTACATCATTATGTTTAAATATTTCTTTCTTACATCTACTATGCCTAATGCCTTGTATAAGAGAAGAGTGATTTAATGAGTCTGATATATACAATAAGTCAGGTATAATTTTTCCTAAAGTTTCTAAAGTTGTTTGATTAGCATTATATGCTGAAGTAAATACTAATGCCTTTTCTTTTTTATGAAAATCTGCTAATTCATCTTCTAAAGCATTATGATAGTGAGTAGAACCAGATATGTTTCTTGTTCCTCCAGCACCTGCACCACTAGATTCTAATGCTGTTTTCATTGAGTCTATAACATAAGAGTGTTGTCCCATACCTAAATAATCGTTAGAACACCAATTGACTATTTTTTTAATTGAGTATTTTGAATACCAAATAGCGTGAGGAAAGTTTCCTCTAGTTCTAACTATATCATTAAAAACTCGGTATCTTCCATCTTGTTTATACTCATCTATAATTTTTGTAAATTCTTCTAAATGTTTCAACTGACTATTACTCCTTCTATATGTGTATAACCTAATTGTTTAGCAGCCTGTACTCTTTGACTACCCCTCCATACACTATATTCTTTTTCTATATATGGTATACCCATAGGACCATATCTAGGTACTTCGGATACAATGTGTTCTTTTACTTCTATGGGATTTTGCAATTCTTCACCATCTAATAATTCTTTTAATGGTGTCATTGACTTAATATAAGTTAAGTCTTCTATTGCGATAGGTATTTTATTTGCTATCTTTTGATTCGCCGTCAATAATTTCATTTTCAATTCTCTTTTCTTTTTTAGTTTCCATACTTTGTTTATTCAACATCTTTTGTAATTCTGCTGTTGATCCAACAAATAAAGCATTCTTAATATTAGCACTTGATTTACCTGGTAGTTCTTTTAAATCTTTTAATTTCTTTTGTAAGTCTTGTAGTTTATCAACAGACGTAGCAACTTGTCCTATTAATTGACCAACAACTTCATATGCTCTAGGGTGTTGTCCTTCTTTTGCAATATCTAATATACCTTGTATTGCTTCTTGACCTTTTTCTATTAGATGATAATAACTATCTCTACTATAATCATAATCAGTATTAATATCTTTCTCTACTTTAACAGAAATCTCTCCGTTCTTTCTAGGAACAGGTGGTTGAAAATCTTTAAGTGGTTCAACGTTGGCATTATCTACAACTTTTTCTTTGCCTTCTAAACCTAATATTTCATTTACACTATCTTCCAATTTACTCATTATAATACTTTACCTTTATTAGGTCCTTCTTTAATTCTATATTTTTGTGTACCTGTTGCACCAATATTAACTTCTTTTCTCATACTTTTAGTTAATTCTAAAGTTTTTTTTTCTCTATTATTTTTAGCAGTATGTTCATTAATTTGTCTATGTCTATCTCTTACCATTATTCATCTTGTCCTGTTGTTGGATTATATTTCTTTGTATCATCAAAGAAACTAATCTTTGTTGTAAATCCAAAATCATCATCTGCGTTAGAATTTTCAGGATTTGGTATTACTATAATTCGTTCTTCTCTTGCTTTATTTATCGTGTCAGTATCAGTCATCATATCTGCTTGTGTCTTTCTAATAATCTTACTTTGGTTCATAGGACCATACAAGTAAGTTTTAGCAGTAAATGATAAAGTATATATAACAGCTCTACGTTTATTAAAATCACCATCATATGTATCTTCATAATCAACACCATCTAAAACAATAGGTACGTCCCTTTTAATTTCTAATTCTGGTATTGCATTAATAGTAACTGTATAATCTGGTTGAAAATATGGTAATATTTGTTCAATTATTTGTAGTCCATTTTCTGCTGTAGCAGTAAAAGAATAAAGATTAAAACTTATATCATATGGAACTGGTGTATAATTAAAATTATGTACAGTTGAGTCAGACGTTCTAACTTTAACTGTTTTATTCATTTTGTTTAATTTTCTAGTAGCGTCATACTTTAAACCTTTTAATTCAAATCCCATTCTAGGTAATACAATAGCAAAGGTTCTACCTTTATCTAAATCTGCTTGTTGTGTTAATCTTTGTATAAACTTTTCTTTAGGTGCGTATGCTAAAGGCACACGTATTCTTTTAGTAACAGCGCCTGTGCTAGATGTTGTCTGTACTATAATGTTATTAAAGATTTGACCAAAAGCAATAGTTAGTCTTCTTAAACTTTGATTATAAAAATGTTTTCCGAACATATTGTTTACTCGTCAATTTCCCCGAATGGATTTCTTTCTGTAAAGTCTAAAATATCATCCGATGTTGAAACAGTATCATAACCTGCCTCTTTATTTAAATCTAAATTATCTGCATAAGGAGATTGTGTTTGTAAATTAGAAGCAACAAAATCTTCTTTCATTAAAAATGCAGGTTGACCTGTTGAATGGTCAAAGTAATCTTCTAACGTTAATGATCCTGCACCAGTCATAACTTCTTGTCCATATTCTAATGATACTCTATATTGTAATTGGTCTAATGTATGTATATCTTCGTGTCGGTCAATAGTTGATAAACCAGTATCAAGTTTTTCACTTGAATATTCCCAACGAGTAACTTTAAGTTTATAAACTGGCAGATTGCCTAATTGGAAAAATGGTTCTTGGTCTTCTACAAATAAAATTTCAAAAAAAGATTTCATCAAAGGTACATATATTATATCACCTTCATTTGGTCTTCCACTTGCAATCAATGTTGCTTTGTTTTCAACTAGATTAGTAAAACTTCTTTTTGCAACAACTAGTGTTGTGTCATCACGAATTTCTAATCCAAACTTACTAATAATTTCTTGTTCACCAGCAAATCCTGTATTATTTTCAAAATACATTTCTACCATATAGGTATCATCAAACCTACTAGTTACATCTTCTCCTAGTATTAAATCTTTATTAACTAATGTTCGTGGTAAGTAAAAGACATCTTGACCGTAAATTTTAAGTCCTTCAACAATGATATCTTCGTGTAGTCTTTTTTCAGCAGCGTTGCCTATTCCTCGGCCACCCTGCCAATGATGATTAACTGGCATAGCATTATCCTATCATAAAGGTTGGGTTCAATTCGTATTGTGACCTGATTCTTTGTTCTAAATTTTCTATATCATCTAGTGCTTGTGTGTAAATATCTTTACCATTTAATGTAACTCCACCAAGCATTGCAACTCCATCAAACTTACTTAAATTAGCACCCCATTGTTTTTTAAATAAAGCAACAACATATTTCTTTAAAAATAAATCATTATAAACGTCTGTAAATTGTTCTGGGTCTACTGCTCTAAAGCATTCTATTACAAGAAACTCGTCAACTTGTAAATCATTTTTCCAATCCATATCTATATACAATCTATTATCGTGTTGATTAAATCTCATAGGTTTTTCACCTACAAGTATATGGTCTAAAAAGTCCAAGTGTCTTAATACAACATCATAATTGATAACAGAAGTTGATGAAAAATCATATAGGTCATTCAATCTTAATTGATATCTAACATCAAATAAGTTTAAATTACCTTTACTTGAAAATGGGAAAATATTAACTACTGATAATACAGTTTCAGGAACTATAATATAAGCATTACTTTCTTGCCAAGTAGAACTTACTGTAGTTGAATCACCGTAAGTTTTGCTAGCGGTTTCACTAGATTGCGAAAGCGCTCTAGCTTTATCTTCTGCTGTGTACTTGTACTTTAAATAGGTTCTTTTAACACCGTCATAGTGATATTGAGCAAAGTATTGCAATGCTTCATCCAGTCTATCTTCCATCTGGTCATCATCTACATTTATCTCTATTACCGGCTTACCTAATGCTCTTAAAGCGTACTGTTTTAAATTTTCTCTGGATGCTGGTTTAGCCATATTAGTCCCTTTATACTTATACTATATTTATAATAATAGTTATATCTTCGGAAAAAGATTATCAGTACAGAATATTCGTATATCGTCTTCAGGTAATCCAAGAGTTTTCATTACTCTAGGGGTGTGTGGATTTTGTTGTTGGTGTTCGCAATAGAAGTTTTGCGCTCTTATTACATCTTCTTTCTTTGAATCGCTATTATAATGACCAATTTTGTCAAGATAATTTTCTAAATTAGATGTAGCTAGAGTACATATTTGGTTTAATTCTTTTTCTTCTGTTACTTTACCAGCAGCAATCATACCAGGACTAAAGATAGCCTTTGCCCAATCAGGCAATTCTCTTTCTTTAGATGGTTTAAACCATTTATTTTCTTCTATGAAATATTTTGTTAAAGGATGGTCTTTTAATAATAGTGGACTAAAATCGTGAAAGACACCTGTTATCTTTTTCTTACCTGCAATAACATCAAATCCATAAATTGGACCACCATTAGTTAAATTTGGAAATAAACATATGTGTGCCATCCAAAGACCTTTTGTTTCTCTGGCGTCCACTACATCTACGTGAGCACGTCTTACACTCATATTAGACCAAGTACGGTTGGTCCAAGTATCATTATTAAATCTATCCATACCCTCTTCGTTGTATTCTTTACAACGTCTATCAAGTATAGAGATTATTTCTTTTTCTAATTTAATTAATCTTTCCCAAATCATTAATCTTTACCTTCAATACTAGTTCCTTTGAAAGGATCATTTTCTGTATCTTTGGTAATTACTTCGTTAGTTAAGATTAAAGGTTTTGAGTAATCCATATCGTTCATTTCTTTAAACAATTGTGTAGCACTTGCAAAACAAAATTTAACTTCATTTAAAATATTAAGTTTATAAACATTTAAATAACTGTTTATTGTTTCTTTTACTATTCGCTTATACTCTTTTATTTCACCGTGTTTAAATTTGTAATAACGATTAGGTCCTGGTGTTCGTTTCATTATCATTTGACCACCAGATACATCTCCTAAATGTCTAGTATAGATATGAGCGTATAATTTTTCTGCGTCTTCTTTGATTGATTCAATATGCTCAATGTAATTTTTAGTACTTTGAGTTACTGTTGGAAGTTCTTCACTTGTCCATAATGCTTTATAATCATAATGTAAATGTTCTGCTCTAGGTAAATTAGGAGTTGTACGAAATAGAGAATTTTCTATTCCATATTTTTCTAATACAGCATAACATTGTAATTGATTGTAAAGATAGGTCGCATAAAGACTAGGTTCAATAGAACCTGACATAAGAGTTTTGACAAACTCTTGTCTTTCAGCGTTTTGGTGTATATCTTTGGTTAATTCTTTGATGTCATACATAATATAATACTTATCATAATTAAATCACTACATAGATTAAGCTAGACCAGCGTCTTTAAGTTTCTTGTCTGCTGCTAGTTGAGCTTTAACTAAATCATTTGCAATATCTTTCATTGCTAATGCGTCAGCTTGATCCGCATCCACTTTAGCTTGTAGAGCAGCTGCTTCATCTGCTTCTGCACCACCAAAAACTGTAAGTGCTGAATTTGAAGGATCAATTGATAATCTCCAAGCTTCAATACCATCAGGAACGTTATCTACTTTGATTGCGTTTCCTTTTGATACAGCATCATCACCAGTTTCAGCATTTGGTGAAAAAGGTTCGCCTGAGTTTGTAAAGTAATATGTTCTTGCCATTTTTATAATCCTTTATTATGTTCCGTATTTTCCACCGTAAGTGGAATCATTTTGACCATACGAACCCCACCAGTCAATTTGCATTAACAATGGATAGTTAGTTGAATGGAAACCACCGTGTAGCCACGTTCTGTGAGCAGATAATCCGTAGTTACCAGTTTTATTAGTTACTGTAGTTCCAACGTGTGCGTTAGAATTAGGTACAACAGTATCTCCAGAATCACCACCTTGATAAACAGTTGTGTTTATTGTTTCATCTGAATCTGTTGGATCCATACACCAAGAGTATGTTCTATGAGAAGTACTATCGCAGTTGTCTGACCAACCTCCGTGAAAACCTGTACGTCCCCAAGCGAAATAAGGATTACTTCTACTTGATTTAGTTTGGTTTATACAAATAAATTTTCTAGGGTTTTCTATATTCATACAGAAAGCATTGATACCACAACCGTAATAGTAATATGGAGAATAAATTAATCCCCAAGTTCCATCCCAAGTCGTCATAAATTTCGTGTAGTATTGGTGTCCACTAGCAGCACCGTAAGATGTAGTTGTTGATCCTGTAAAATCTTGCCAAGTTGACCATTGTCTACTTGCACCAGTTTGGTGAGCAGATCCGCCTTTGACTGAACAATCAAATACACCGTATCTTTTACTATTACTTTGTTTTAATCCAAATCCAACATAGTCATTATTACCAACAACAACGCACCAATCTTTAACATTTTGATTAGTCCAAGTGTCAGTAAAATGTTCTGTTGAAGTTAAGTTATCAAAAAATTCTTTAATTTTGTCTATTTTATTTAAGCATTTAGAAGACTTAAATATGTGAATAGTTTTTGAAGTATTTCCACCTTCGTCACCAGAGTGAACCATAACTAAAGTTTTAGTTTTTTCATTGTATCCAGTACCAGTTGCGTAAGTATTACTTGCTTCTGTTCTATTAGAAGAATAATCATACTCGTCTATATTTGGAGCACCGTGATTACCTGGATATCTTTCTCTTAATGTGTTTCTTCTGTTAACAAACATACGTCTAGGTCTAATTCCTTCTGGAAGAACCATATTCAGTTTATTCCATCCATTTTGATATTCAAAAGAAGATGAGTATTCGTGGTAAGAATGCCAAGATACGAATCCATCTCTTGAAGATGTATAAAATTGTGCGTGTGGATATTGGTCACATTGGTACATACTTTTGTTCCAATATGTCCAAGATGAATAACCTTGCGTAGTTAAATCGTGATGAGATACGTGAGTACCGTGGTCATTTAAAGAGTATGAGTGTGAAGAATCAGCCAACATACCAAATCTATAGTTTGTTGTTGAGTTACATACAGCACCCCAAGGAGACCCTACGTTTTTAAAACCAGAATCAAAAATTCTGTAGTTAACGTTGTGATTACCGTCGGAGTTATCTCCCCACATACCAAATAGTGGAAGAGCTTCTTTTCTGTGGTCTATTGCACCAGCAGCACTACCGCCGGATAAAAGTGTTGTTAATGAACTCATTAAATGTTCTCCCTTAAAATTTCTTTTGTATTACTATTTATATAGTTTATATCTTTCATTATGAAATTATCCAACCAATATATGTTGAAGTTACATCTGGTGTTGTTTTAAAAGTTAATCTGAAATTAGCATACTTTTTATCTACTATTAAATCTGTAGCACTAGCTGCTATATTATTTCCGTTTCTAGCAACTGTAAGATTTTTTGTATCAAATTTTCCCATACCATCATTTATAATAACAAAGTCGTTATCTACTGGTGAAGCAGGTAATGTCATTGTAAATCCCGCCGCTGCTGTATTGCATATATATGCACCACCAGAAACAGCAGTAAAGTTAGCTGTTTTAGTTTCCCATAAAATTGAATTTGAAGACGCCCAAACAGGATTAGCAGTTGCGCCTTTAGTTACTAGAACTTGATTTGCTGTTCCAGCTGCTAATCTTTGTACACCACTTGAATCTCTAAACAGCATATCGCCGTGTGTAGTAAGTTGTGTTACGTCATCACCTTTTTTGGCAATCTTTGACCAATAGGTTGCATTTGAAGTTGCGTTTCCAGTTGAAAGTAAAATACAAATAAAAGTTTCACCTCCAAAAGTAGCAATATCGTCCACTACATAAGCAGTAGCAGCATTATATGCCCCTTGAAATACTGGTTTAATTCGTCCTAAATTTATTGTTGCCATAATTCTGAATCCTTATTTATATTTATAATAGTTATCTTCTACTATTATCTAATTTTAATAATTATTTATCCTAATTCTACAGTTAAGTTTCCGTTGACTATAGTCCAAGCCAATCCTCTTTTCCATAGAATACTATCCTCAAATATATCTTCTTGGTTTTGAGTTTTATATCTAGTGTCTATATTATCAAGTCCATTAGTGTAAGTAATCTGTAAATTGCCTTTCCATTCAGGTGTATTAATTTCACCACCTTGACTTGGATGACTACCATTATAGTAATACAACTTAGCAATAGCACTTCCTGGGTCTGTACTTGGTGTTTTACTTGGAACAATAATTGTTGTTGTAGCACCAGCAGTTCCAGCAGCACCAGCTGAACTTACATTTGTTATGTATTCAGTTCCACCTGCTTTATGTGTACCATCAACAGTTGTTGAGAATTTTATTGTGTGTCCGTCTAAAGCAGCTTGAGAAACATCAAACACATACGTATTTCCTTCAAGAAATTTCATAGTATTCTGACTTCTAGCTACGTGATTATAGGGTAATTCATCACTACCAGCATCAATCATTAACGTACCAGCAGTTCCTAAAACATATAGTTTTGTTCCATCAGCATTAAAAGTTAAACCACGTGGGTTCATTGTTGGTGCTGAAGGAGCACCAGTTAAAATAACTTCGTGTGTAAGTGCTTGTATAGTTGAAACATCAAAACCTGTTACTAATGGATATTGTATAACATCATCTCCATCTGTTCCTGCAACGTACATTCTTGTTCCATTAACATTAAAAAATAAACCAGCTGGACTTGTTTCTTGAGCGCCGATAGAAAAAGCATCTACGAAAGTTGCTGTAGAAACATCATACGCTGTAGCTAAATCATATTCATTAACATCATTACCAGCATCGCCAAGAACAATTAATAAAGTTCCATCAGCATTAAATTGCATATCACTAATAGCAGTATCTTGAGCATTACAAGAAAATAAATCTGTATAAGTTGCTGTAGTAATATCCCAAGCAGTACTTAATGCATATTCATTAATATTATTAGCAGCTATACCTGCACTTGCTACTCCATCTCTACCCACAACATACATTTTAGTTCCTGTTGGATTAAATCTTACTGACCTTGGATTATCATCTTGAGCAGATACATCTTTATGTGTTCTCCAACTTGCTGTAGAAATATCAAAAGCTGTAGTCAATGTATATTCATCAACGTGTTTATCTGCATTGCCCATAATATACATTTTTGTTCCATCAGTACTAAACGTTGTGTTTAATGGATTTGAATCGTTAAACCCTACGTAATAAGATGTTGAATATGCTAATGTAGAAATATCAAAACCTGTTCCTAATGTATATTCATATACACTTTCATTACCAGTAACTAAAGTAACTGTTCTATGTATCGTTTGAGAAGGAGCAACTCTATGGAATCCATAAAAGTCGTCTTTCTCAGCGGATGTAACTGTAAAATCTGTTAATTTGCTCATTTATAATTCTCTATATTTATCTATATTTATTTATTACGCTACTTCTACTAATTTCCAACCGTTAGTTACACCAGTATAAACTAAAGTGAATCCTGCGTGGTTGATATCAGCAATCATATCTTGTTGTAAATTCATAATATCGTGACCGTTTCTATCAATAGTTAAATTGTTTGCTTGAAATGATCCATTTACATCTAACCATACAATAGAATCTCCTACTAGTGGACTAACAGGTAATTTAATTGTCATTGCAAATAAACTTGTATCTACTAATATTCTTTGTCCAGCTATTGCTACAGGTACAGTTGAACCATCTCCAGTTAGAGTTGTCCAAGGAGTTCCACCTGCTAGACCTGTCCAACTTGTTCCGTTATAACCTTCCCAAGCAACTATTGAAGAATTGTATCTTAAAGCACCTGAATATAATTGACCACCTACAGGTCTTTGTGCTGATGTTCCTGTTGGTGGAACCCACGCACCTGTACCTGCTTTATCTCTTGTCATATAACCGACAACAGCATTTTCAGTAGGTATAGCTGTATTTGAATTACCGCCTAACGTTGCGTCTGTACTAAATTCATTTATGGCAGCACCTAATTCTGCACCAATAGAACCAAGTTTTAATTCACTTAATCCTGAAAGGTTAAATGCGTCTGCGTTTAATGTTGCACTACCAGTTGCTTGTTCAATTTTGAATAAATCACCAACTCTAAAGTCACCTTGTTGGTCAGTTGATACCCAATAGACACGACCACCATTAACTTCTGTAACTTCATCTGCTTGGTCAGCAGCTTGTGTTGGTATTAGAGGATAATTAGTTGTAGTAAAATCACCAGTACCAATATTCAAGAAATCGTGACCTGTTAATCTAATTTGTGAAAATAAATCTGTTATATTACTTACTGTATCTTGATTTTTAGCTTTACTCAAACCAATACTTGCAGTTAATCTTATTACTGCTGTTTCATTAGTTGTATCTTCTTCTGAAACTAACCCTACTCTATAAAATGTATTATCATTAGGGAATTTAACATTACTTGCTAATTTTATTAAACCAACAGCATTTAAATTTGTAGTACCTGTTTTAACTGCAAGTAAAGGACCCCTTTGTCCTTGTTGAGCAGCAGCTGTTCTGTTATAAACAAAACCTGAAATGCTATGAGTATCACTTGTAGCAACGGTAACTTTTTGTGAAGTACCACCAATTACATAAGTATGAGCAATTGCTGATTTAGCAGTACCAAAGATATATGTATTTGAATCAACTACATCATAAACTTTAAATATTCCTGAACTTAATGCACTATCAGGATATGCTTTACTACCTGTTGAACAAGTGAATTGCAATCCTTGTAATTTAACTAAATCATTAACTATTAATCCGTGAGCAGAAGATGTTATTGTCATAAGTCCTGTTACATTATCATAACCAACATTAGAAATTTCTTTTGCAGTACCAACATTAGTTGGTGTTGCTAATTTAATTGAACCACCACTAACATAAGTATGAGCAACTTCACTTGGTGGTAAAAAGAAATTTAATTTAGTAACTGCTGAACTAGATTTAACATTATAGATTCCTGAATTAGGTACTTGTGGATAAACTTTAGTTCCAAATGAACAAGATGTTGTAATTCCAAATAAATTTACAGTATCACTCGCTGATAATCCGTGAGCTGCTGTAGTAATAACAGCTTTACCAGTTGCTATATTATAAACAAAATTTGAAATTGCTAATCTAGTACCACCAGATTTAACAAGTGTACCACCATTAACATAAGTTTGTGCTGTAGAACTTGTTCCTAAATTAACTTGGAAGTCAGTTGTTGTTAAATTTGTTGCTTCTACTGTAAATGCTGTAGTAGTAGAAGAAACTGGATATGTTTTATTTCCTGTAGGACAACTTACTATTACATCTGCTACTTCAATTAAATCTCCAGAAGCTCTTCCGTGATTAGTTGATGTAGTAATATCTGCGCCTGTAGAACCTGATTGACCACCAAAGTAACTATCCAAATCAACAGTAAATGTTGATGAATCTTCTTTTGTAATTGTGATTGTTTCACCTTGTGCAAAGTTACCAGTAATATTATCTATATGTAAATATAGTAATGATACATTATATCTGAAAAGTGTAGCAGTTGCACCAGAAGTACTACCTACAATTGTAGCAGTACCTTGACCTTGTGATACTATTGAATTTTCTATATCAGCAGTAGTTGCTGTTCCACCAAAAGTATCTTTGTCATATTGCAACATCATACCACGAGTTTTAAGACCTATAGGAGTTTCTTCTTCATTAGCACCTGAAGCAACAACAGCTTTTTCTCCATATGCGTGTGAGCAGTTTAACGCTCTAATAAATCCACCTGATTCTGCATAAATAGCTTTTTCACAATAGTATACGAATACAGACACGGCTTCAACACGTCCATATCCTAAAATGTGAATACCAATACCATCTTCATTAATTTGTGTAA